AGTAGATACAACATCAATAACAACAGATAAGACATAATATAATGGCACAAGAAAATATTACAATAGGAGCTGCGAATCAAGGTGGGGGCGATAGTCTGTTTGCCGCATTCACGAAAGTGCAAAATAATTTTACAGACCTGTACACAGACGATGCAGGAGATGTAGGAAGTATAACAGCAACAGCACCAATAGCAAGAGATTCAGCAACAGGAGCAGTAACAATATCTCTTTTAGATGATGGAGTTACACACGCTAAATTAGAGCCAAGATATACAGCAAAAGCAACAAGCACAGGAACAGGAAGTCAAAATTTAGATGCTTCTACTGCTACAACATTTTTGCTTACAGGTAATGTAGCAACAGCAACTCTTACAATACAGAATATGAAATTAGGTCAAGTTATTGACATTCAAATGACAGGAACTTTAAGTAGTGCTGCAATTACATTGGCAACTAACTTTTCAAGTACAACAATTAATAAAATAGGAGCAACTGATTTTGATACTTCAGAAAAAAACCTAATACAAGTTGTTTGTGTTGATGATACAGATGCAGCAGCGATTATTAACTATTCAGTTGGAAAAATAACAGCAGATACAACACCATAATTATGATTGGAATTAAAGACAGTAACGGAAAAATAAAAGTATTTAATAGTACGCCTAAAAATTGGGGTGCTGTAATTTGTGGATTTGATACATTTTCAAAAGAGAAACTTGAAAGTTATGGCTTTTACGATGTAGTAAAACCTACAATAAAACAAAGTGAACAATATGGTGAAATAAAATGGGATTCTAAAAATAAAGTATTTACATACCCAATTAAAAATAAAACCTATAGTCAATCAATAACAGAACTTAAAACACAAAAAATAGAAAACTTAAAAAGTGTTTATGGAAGTGTATTAAGCAAAACTGATTGGTATATTATAAGAGGTCAAGAAGGAATAGCAGCACCACAAAATATTATAGATGCAAGAGCAGCTTTAAGAAGTGAGTGTGCTAGTAAAGAAGCAGAAATAAACGCTTTAAGTACAAAGTCTTCTATTATAGATTATCAATTTCCAAGTTTTAGATAATGAGTTTAGGAAAAAGGTTAATAGCAACCGATGCAGCAGGAGGAGGTGATGGTTCTGCTAATTTTACTCCGAAACCTTATTCAGGCGGAAGTGCAGGACAAATTATTGATGTAGGCTTCCAACCTGATTTAATAATAGGTAAAAGGCTTGATAGTGCAGAACATTGGTGGGTAAATGATTCCACAAGGTCAGGTAAATCTTTATTTTTAAACTTAGCTGATGCACAAATAAGTTTTCAATATACAACTCCAAATTCTAATGGTTTTGTAGTAAATGCAACAGGAGGAGTACATAATACAGGTAATTTAGTTGCTTATTGTTGGAGGGCTCCTACATCAGAAACTAATAATGATGGAGATGTGACAGGAACTATTCAAAAAAATGTAGATGCAGGATTTTCAATCGTTAATTATACAGCTACAGCAGGACAAACTGTTGGACACGGATTGGGTGGTGCCCCTGATTTAATTATCAAAAAACCTGTTACAATAGAAGATTGGCTAATTTATTCTTCAGTTGCAGGTACAGGTAAATATCAAAGTTTTACAAGAAACGAACAAGGTGGTGGAGCAGGAGCAGATGGATTTGTTACAAGGTCAAATAGTTTTCCAACTGTAAATTCAACAGTTTTTAGTGATAATTGGACAAGTGGAAGTTTAAACTACGTTGCTTATTGTTTTAAAAGCGTAGCAGGTTATCAGAAGATAGACAGCTATAATGGCGATAGTTCTACAAGCAATGTAGTTGAAGTAGGTTTTACACCACGCTTTTTAATGACAAAACGAACTAACTCCACAGGAGATTGGCATATATGGGATAGTGAAAGAAGTACATCTGACCCAAGAAATAAAGTAATAAGACCTAATACAAACGGAATTGAAACTTCAAACACAACTCAAAATGTAAACTTTAATGCTACAAGTTTTGAATTAAAATCTTCAGATTCAAGTATAAACGCCTCAGGTTCAAATTACCTTTATTTAGCAATAGCATAATGGAAGAGTTGAAGATAGGATTTGTGAACTTTTTTGCTTTAGGCATTTCTATAAGTGAGGCGAATCCAATACTTCAGAGTATTTCTTTATGTCTTGCAGTTGTATATACATCTATATCAATTTATAAAAAGCTAAAATGAACATATTTGATCCAAAACACAATGGCAATGCCAAAGAGATCAGACACTATTTAGGTGCATTATTTGTTTTTGTTCTTGTCGTTCTCATTTTGTACTATTTAACAAAATACACAATCCCAAAAGAAAACTCTCAGATTGTCAACACACTAATTGGAATGATAGCAGCATCAATTGCAATGGTTATTTCAAGCATAACAGGAGCAAAACCAGATGAACTAAATTCACTAAAAGGACAACTAGAAAAAAAGGAAAATCAAATTGATTTGCTTGTCAATGAAAAAGACAGACTAGAGTCCATGATTATAAATCTTCAAGGTCAGATTTTGGAAAATTATGACAACACTTTAGACAAAGTTTTGCTTTCACAAACTATCACACACGATCTAAAAAACAACCCCCCTAAAAATTCAAAAAAATGATTATAGCATTGTCTCTATTATTGATTGCTGCTGCTATTGTTGTAGGTCTTACTTACAATGGTGTTTTTGCAGACAAAGACAAAGACGGAATTCCAGACAAAGTAGAAGAAAAATTCCAGGAAGTGAAAAAGAAAGTTAAATCAAAAATTAAAAAATGATTAAGCCTTGCCAATGTGGCCAGACATCAGATCCTAGCGGAAACTGTGACGGAACACATATAAAATGACTTTTTACGACATATTTGGATCTTACCTAGTATTTCGGCTTTTGGAATATTTAGTGAAGCAGATATGGTTTCAATTTAGTAATGGAAAAGATTAGTCCAAACATATCATTTAAAGAAGCTGTCAGATCTAGGACTGCTTTACGTTTAAACTTAAAAAACGATCCAGATGCTTATCAGGTTACTAATATGGTTGGTGTTGCTGAAAATGTTTTCGAAGCTCTTAGAAAATATGTAGGTGGCCCAATAAAAATAAACAGTTTTTTCAGATCCGAAAATTTGAATCGTGCCATTGGTGGGTCAAGTCGATCACAGCATATTGAAGGGCGAGCAATTGACCTGGATGATACGTTTGGCCACAAATCAAATGCTGAGATGTTTCACTATATAAAAGACAATTTAAATTTTGACCAATTGATTTGGGAATTTGGAGATAACAAAAATCCTAATTGGATTCATGTAAGCTATATATCAGAAGAAGAAAACAGAGGCAGATGCTTACGAGCTGAGAAAGTAAATGGCAGAACATCTTATAGGGTTATATGAGTAAAAAAAAGCCATTTAAGGAGACAGGAGTAGGCAAATTTCTACTTGAGAAAATCCCTAGTGTTGTTGGTGCAGTTGCAGGAGATACGCTTGCAGGAAGCGTGATACAGGCTATAATCGGTGGGTCTGATATGAGCGAAGGCGATAAGGCTATTGCACTAAAAAAATTAGAAGTAGAAAGAGCTGAAATAGATGGTATCACTAGAAGATGGGTTTCAGATTCAAGAAGCCAAAGTTGGTTGGCTAGAAATATTAGACCATTGACTTTGTGTGTGCTTGTTTTAGCTTATGTAGGTGGATGGTATATGGGACTTGAAACTTCAGATACAGCGTCGCTTTTAACATGGGTGCTTTGCGGATATTTCGGAGCGAGAACGGCTGATAAGATAGGTGTAAAACTACCAGGAAAATAATGGCTAAAATACAAGTAACATCATATCGCAGAAAGAAAAAATCAAAGCGACCTGGTATTCATTCTAAAAATGCTAGTGTAAATCAGACAGGATATAAAAAACCATATAAAGGTCAAGGCAGATGACACAAAGACCTAGACTTAGTGGAAAAAGATTAGCTGCATATAATCACATTACTAAGAAAGAATCAAGAATTCTTGTGATTGGAGATTTACATTGCCCATTTGACTTAGATGAATATTTTGATTTTTGCAGAGTTACTTATGATAAATGGAACTGTACATCCACAATCTTTATAGGAGATGTAATTGATAACCACTACTCTAGTTATCATGAAACAGATGCAGACGGATATTCTGGTGGCGAAGAGCTTGAACTAGCTATTGCAAGACTACAACGATATTTTAAAGAGTTTCCTGTGGCAGATGTTATTCTAGGAAACCATGATCGTCTTGTAATGAGAAAGGCTCAAACATCTGCTATTCCTAGTAAATGGATAAAATCATATAAAGAAGTTCTAGAAGTGCCTACATGGAATTTTACAGAGCGCATAGAATACGATGGAGTTCAATATATTCATGGCGAAGCAGGAACAGCTCGGACAAAGTCTAAGGCAGATATGCAGTCAACAGTTCAAGGACATCTACACACACAAGCTTATTCTGAATTCTCAGTTGGCAGAAATTTTAAAATCTTTGGAACACAGACAGGATG